AGAGCAAAGGGAAGAGAAGCTCAAACTCATCTCTGATTTCCAGGATGAAATCAAAACTCTACATGGAAAGAACGAAGAGCTTAGTGATTCCATTCAATCTCAACTACCGAATGCAGATGTGGAGAGAGGACAACGCGAAGCTAGAATCAAAGAGCTTGAAGCCTTTAAGACGAAGTTCAACACTGAGGTCAAGAAGATCGTTAAAGAAGTCCAATTCTTCGAGAAAAACGATATCTGTCCGACCTGTGATCAAGCCATCACAGAGGACACAAAAGCAGCCCATATCTTGGAAGGTAAAGGCAGAGCAAAGGAGCTCCAAGCGGGAATTAATAAAGCAGATGAAGGATTACAAGAAGCTAACCAAGCTCTATTCTCTGCATTAAATACTATTGATATATGTAGGGCTTATCAAAGTGAACTAGCAGCTAATAATAAATCTATTGCTCAGTTTCAATCTTCAATTGATCGTACTCAAGAAGAGATTAGTAAACTGGATAGTAACGTTGATATGGATCAGGCGAATAATGATCTTAATGACCTTATAGAATCAGGAGATTCATTAGTAGAAGAAAAGCTTGCACTTAGTGAGCAATTAAACTATAATGTTATTATGAGTACAATGCTCAAAGATACTGGAATTAAGACTAAGATTGTAAAGCAATACCTTCCGGTTATAAACAAGCTTTGTAATCAATATCTTGATATACTTGACTTCTATGTTTCGTTTAACTTAGATGAGTCATTTCAAGAAACTATTAGATCTAGGTTTAGAGATACTTTCTCATACGATTCGTTCTCAGAAGGAGAGAAGCAACGTATTGATTTAGCATTACTCTTTACTTGGCGTATGATAGCTAAGATGAAGAATAGTGTTGCAACTAATCTTCTTATATTGGATGAGACGTTCGACTCATCTTTAGATCACGAAGGTGTTGATAATCTTATGAAGATCATCTATACTTTAGGAGACGAAACGAACATATTCATTATCTCTCATAAGCGAGAGTTACTAGATGATAAGTTCGAGAACAAACTAGAAATAGTAAAAGATAAAAACTTTAGTAGGATTACATAATGGAAATAAGTGCAACAACGGTAAAGATTCTACAAAACTTTGCCAGTATAAACAGTAATGTTGTTATCCAACCTGGTAACAAGATTATGACTATTGCTGAAGCTAAGAACGTTCTTAGTGAAGCTACTGTAACAGAAGAGTTCGACAAGCAAGTAGGTATCTATGACCTGCAGAACTTTCTATCAGTACTTGACCTGGTAGATAATCCTTCTGTTAAGTTTAAAGATAATTATATGATTGTAGGAGGCAATGCTGGTCGAGCTATGGTTAAGTATTACTATGCTGATCCAGAGATGCTTACTACACCTCAGAAGCCTATTGATATGCCTCAAGCAGATGTATCATTTACTCTTGAGCAAGCTACGCTGAACGGTCTCAAGAAAGCTGCTAGTATCTTCGGACATAGCCAGATGGTGATTGAACCTGATAACGGTTCAGTTAAACTAACTGTTGTTGATCCTGAGAATACTACTGCTAATACATATTCGATTATGGTAGAAGGAGAGTATAATACCGAAGACTTTAGATTTGTATTGAATATTAACAACCTTAAGATGATAACTGACGACTATCAAGTCGATATCTCATCTAAACTTATATCACAATTCTCTAGTGTTAACCACGACGTTAAGTATTGGGTTGCTCTAGAGAAGCTATCAACTTATGGAGATTAAGATGGCTAAAGAAAAAGAAACTAAACAAGATCATTCAGAAATCTACGATCTATCTAATCGAGTTGCACGCAGCACTGTAGCAGTTGTAGATGCTTTGACTCAACGAGGCGCGTTTAAAGGAGAAGAACTCTCTACTATCGGACAGCTTCGTGATCAATCACTACAGATTATCCAACTAGCAGAGGCTCATCAACAAGAGGTCGCTGCTGAATCATAAGTTGACATCTTAACCTAAGTGAGCTATACTATTTTTTTATAATGAGGTTAATATGTCGAATGATTTTCTATGGGTAGAGAAGTACCGTCCTCAGACTATTGAGGAAACTATCTTACCTGAGCAGTTAAAAACTACTTTACAGGCTATAGTAGATACTGGAGAACTACCTAATATGTTGTTCTCTGGTACTGCTGGCTTGGGCAAGACTACTGTTGCTAAAGCTATGTGCAAGCAACTCGGTGTTGATTATATTATTATAAACGGATCGGAAGAAGGTAATATCGATACCTTACGAGGTAAGATTAAACAGTTTGCTTCTTCTGTATCCCTATCTGGAGGATATAAAGTCGTTATCCTTGACGAGGCTGACTATCTTAATCCTCAATCTACGCAACCAGCTCTTCGTGGTTTTATCGAAGAGTTTGCTAATAACTGTCGGTTTATTCTTACTTGTAACTTTAAGAATCGTATTATCGAACCTCTTCATTCTCGTTGTGGTGTATACGAATTCAATACTACTAAGAAAGACTTAGTTAACCTGTGCGGTCAGTTTATGGATCGTGCAGCTGATATTCTCTATAAAGAAGAAGTATCGTTTACTAGTCAAAGTCTAGCTGATATTATTATGAAGCATGCTCCTGACTGGCGGCGTGTACTAAACGAATGCCAGAAGCTAGGTATGACTGGTAATGTTGATACTGTATCTGGAAGTAGTAACTCTGATATGTTTGCTACTCTAAGTACTCATCTTAAAGCTAAGAACTTTAAAGCTATGCGTAAGTGGGTAGTAGAGAGTATGGATATAGATACTGTCGCTATCTTTAGAGGTATATACGATAATATGTACGAGCATGTCAATCCTAATAGTATACCTCAACTTGTTCTTATTCTTGCAGACTATCAGTATAAAGATGCATTCGTGGCTGACCACGAACTTAATACTGTTGCTTGTATGACTGAGATAATGGCTAATGTAGAGTTTAACTAATGAATCCTTTTGAATACCTAAATACTATTAACTATACAAAGCAAGACATAATGGAGGATGATCATGCTGAAAGAGGGTATAATAGTTTTCTCATTAATAGGAGTCTTAGTTATTTTCCTGACAGCGTTTCTGCTGCTAATGTCGTAAACCGCTACCACCATCTCGATAATAAACTTCAATATCACTTTCTTATAAATATCATACGTAAACGTAAAAGATTTTCGAAATGGATGAAACCAGAAACTGAGAGTGATATTGAAGTGGTAAAGCAATACTATGGGTACAGTAATGATAAAGCTAAGCAAGTATTGTCCCTTCTATCACCTGAACAAATAAAAATTATAAAGCAGAAGGTGAGTAAAGGTGGAAGAAAATAATATAGTAGAATGGCAGCCTCAAGATATGCTAGAGGTGGTCTTAAACGAACCGGATGACTTTCTGAAGGTTAGAGAGACTTTAACTCGCATTGGAGTTGCTTCTCGTAAAGATAAAAAATTATTCCAATCATGTCATATACTACACAAGCAAGGACGATATTTTATCGTCCACTTTAAAGAGCTTTTTATGTTGGATGGTAAGAAAGCTAATCTAGAAGCTAATGATATAGAACGTAGAAATACTATTACAACATTGCTTAGTGATTGGGGACTTGTAGAGATACAAGGAGGATCAGAACTTAAATGTGCTCCTCTACGTCAGATAAAAATTATCCCATTTAAAGAAAAAGCCCAATGGGAATTATGTCCGAAATATAATATCGGAAATAAATAACTTTTTAGTTGCTTTTTAAAAATTAAATACTATATATATTATAGCGATGCGGAATAATCCGGTCGCGATACAATCTTGCTTGCTCAAAAGGAGATAACAATGACAGGCTTACAAACACTATTCCCGCGGTCATCTTTTGTTGGTTTTGACCATCTGTTCAACGAATTAGAGTGGACAGCTAAACATGCTCAAGACCATTATCCCCCACATAATATTATTAAAGCTGGAGATCAAGAATACTTGATTGAACTAGCTATTGCTGGGTTTACAAAGGATGAGATATCTGTAGAAGTTAAAGATAGAACCTTAACTGTTACAGGGGAACACGTCTCTAAAGGTAGAGAGTTTATCCATCGTGGCATTTCGACAAAGAAATTTAAACGAACCTTTAGGCTGTCCGAACATGTAAATGTAAACGGAGCAGATATTCAGGATGGCATTCTTGCAATTGAATTGAAGTATGTTATTCCAGAAGAAATGCGTCCTCGTAAAATCAATATTGGTCAAACGAGGAAACAAAATGACACAAGCAATACTAGCAGCCCACAGCTACTCAACGAGGGCAATTGAAACTATTATCGAAGCATTAAAAGCTTTTAGTCAGTATAGAACGAACCGTAAAATTATTCGTCAAACTGAAAAAGAGCTACATAAGTTAACAGATTATGAACTAGCAGATATTGGACTTTCACGTGGTGAAATCTATCACGTGGCTCGCTCAAATGAAAATTTAAGAGGGTGGGTCTAATGACAGCTTTAGTAGCAGATTATGTCTTCTCACCCTTGTCGGGTTTGTGGTCTTCATTCGATCGGTTTACGCAGACGGTTGGATACTCCAGAGCGGCAGCGGAGCTCGCAAGAATGGGCCTACACGAGGAGTCGAAGAAGTGTATGATGGAACTTCAGAAACTGCGCGATAAGTAGTTGCACAACTATCCGGTAGGGGCTATAATAGTCCTTACCGTACACACACATAACACACAAGGAGACTTAAATGTCAAATCCATATCAAATCCGCTATGATGTATTAAACATGGCAAAAGAAATTGCAGACAAACATTATGATATGCAAGTAGATCTTGCTAATAAAATGTTAGGAATGTATAAGGAAGATACAGAGCAAGCACTAGAAGCTTGGAAGAAGTATGTACCTAAAGCTTTAAATCCAGATGAAATTAAATCACAAGCTGAAAAACTTTATGAGTTTGTATCGGAAAAAAAGTAATGCCTGATTGGGTAATACTTGCAGGGCTGTCATTAACTTTGACGGTCCTGTTTTTAATTTTTGATAGAGGAGA